TGATAAAGATATCACGGTTATAAAATGAAGTAACTGACGTAATAGAAGGAACCCACTGACCATCAGGAAGATGATACAGTCGGCAACCAGGAGTTTCTTTCTTTTCTAATTCAAGATCACCTAAGTAATTACAATGAGTGAAAGTCATAAACCAAGTTCTAATTTTGCAAGTAGATATTCTTTACATAAACCTGATCTTACAATGTCCTCAACACCAAATTCAATGATGTTTAATGATGGCATGACTCTTAGGATCCTCATGAAATCATGAATACCATTTCTTTCATTCTGTTTAATCAAGTCAGTTTGAGTAGCATCACCACAGAACATGATCTTGGTATCTGTACCCACTCGTGTCATTATACTATCTAATTCATGATAATTCAAGTTCTGGAATTCATCTACGATAATGATAGCCTTGTCTAGAGTAGTTCCACGAATAAATGATGTACTCCAGAAATCAATAGTATCCTGTGCTTTCAGATTGCCATAGAGCATTTGGAAGTCTGCATCTGATGGCATCTCAAACATATACTTCACCATATTCTTATATGGTATCTGATATAGGAATGACTTATCATCATGATCACCAGGTAAGAATCCAATCTCTCTGGTGGCAACAAGTGACCTTACAATATAAATTTTTTCATAAGGAGTGCTTGGATCCAGCACATCTTGAAGAGCATTGTAAAGAGTAATAAAAGTCTTACCAGTTCCTGCTGCACCATAGGCAACAAGATTTTTACCATTTTTATAAGACTCAAATAATTTTTTCTGATTTTCGGTGAGAGGTTCAATGTCCCTCATCTTATCAGTATTAATTGGTTTCTTTCTTTTCATCTGCTTGGCTGACATACTTATACCAACACCAATTGGATCTGTCGTTTTCTTTTTACGTGGCATACTACTTAATCATCCCCCTGTGTTGTACCAATACCTTTCTTGGCGAGTCGTGCTCCAATACCTCCAGATTTATCAGCTTTCTGAAGGACTTCACCCCATCCAGGATTTTTATTGACGAGTTTATCTCTCCACTCACCAACCTCAACACCTAAAGCTGGCATTTTAGAAGGGTCAGAAAAATCTCTAATCCAATCAGGATTATCTTCTTTCCACTGATCCCAAACATGAACACTCATCTTAACTTCTTTTTGCTCACCAGTTTGTTGATTAACGACGGGGTATGTTGCCATATGAATACAATAGTGGATAGTTATTTAGGAATTCCAGTCAAGAGCTTCCGCAACAGTAGGAAATTGTTCTCTAAAAATAGAGCGAACTCCTTCTGCTACTGCCATATGCTCCTTCTGTGTTCCGTGTGCAGAACGTAGGTCAATATAATGTACCCATGATCTTACAGAACCAGTCATGTAGATTCTTGTAGGTGTAGCAAGAGGTAGTACAAATCTTGCACACTCCTTTGCTATACCAGCATCAAGCATCTCTTTATATAATTTCATTCCATCTACAAAATGCTTCTGCATCTTAGCATTAAAATCCTGAACAACAAGAGGATCTACATCATCAATACTGTTCTGTCTATTCTTATCATCCTGTCTCCGTAGTTCTGGTAAAGGGATCTCATTACCTAACATACTACTATCAGCATACCTCTGAGAGAACTCTTGATATGTAAATGATCTATGTCTTAGTATCTGTGCAGCAAGTCCTCTAGTAGTATTGATCTCTACGGTCATGAATGCTTGCTCAAAGACACTCCAGTGACCGTGCTGAATACAATACTTAAGAAGACCAGCAAACTTATCATTGTCTTGGTTCTTAGGGTTGCTAACACGGGCCACGTATGCCATGTGCTGTTCAGCATCAGGTGTTACACTTACAAGTTTAATCTGACTATTCATTAAAGACCTCATCATAATCTTCAGGTGGAGGAGTAAATGCTAATACATCTTCATCAGCATACATTTCCGATTCTAATTCATCTACAATCTCTTTGAGAGCTTGTACTAAGACTTTGAGTTTTGCCTTATTCATTTATGAAAATACTTATTAACTACTTCTATCTGGTCATGATATCTTGCAATCTTATCTACCTCACATTGTATTGCTTCAGTAATATCTGAGTGCTCTCCAATACCTGCAGGATGCTCTAGATATACATTGACATTTGCTTTATGCTTTTCTATCTCTCCTTGAGCATGTGCCAGCACTGCTCTGATTAATTGTTCTCTCATGTGAAGTGCCATAAGTATAACCTTTTTAATAATTATACATTAAAAAAGGGGGTATGTAAACCCCCTTGATTATTAAGCAGAAGCAAGTTCCTTTTTGAACTTAACACCACGATAGGTTTCTTGAACCTGTGTAGTGTTTGCTGCTTGCTTACGTGTATCAGTGTCGTAAGAGACACCACGATAAGTGACTTTTGCCATTGTGTTACTCCAAAGTAGTAGGGATTTTACTCCGTTCCTTTAGTCAACTTGTGCGTCCCCAGTCGAAGGGGGATGAACGATCCGTTCCGAGTCGGCTTACTTGCGTCCTGAATGTATCAGGATGAACGATTGTGTTAATACTAACACAGTTACTTTATTTAGTCAAGTACTTTTGTAAAACGTGATACAGTTTTACAACTGTCTACCATTTTTATCTACTAACTGAGATGCCTGAAAGAGATTAGACTTTCTATACTTCATAGCCTTCTTATATTCTTTAACAAGTTTAGCAACTTCATCCTTAGATACACTCACATTTAATTTACCATCTCCATTATCAAATCCCTTTTCTCCCTCTGGTTGTTGCTCAAGATATTCATTGATACTATTCTGGATTTCTCCTTCAATAATATCATTAATTTGTTGTTCTATTTCTTTATCATTCATCGATACGAGGCCTCCTTTTTCTTTTTTTCCTTTCAGGTGGTTTAACATTCCAAAGATTGGGTCTTATTGTGCCACATCCATAATCAATAGACTTAACAGACCCTGCTCCATATTTATCATAGTACATATCAAAAACATTTGCCATCTTTTCTGAACGAGTTACATCCAAATGATCTTTACCCTCTACCGTATATTTGACGTTAAAGGCATCAGTAGGAAGATTCCTATCCTCTGCCTTTTCAATAGTAGTTTTTTCTAAAATAATCTGACAGGAGTATTGTGCTGTATTCTTTTCAATCTGTTTTGGTGGTTCTGCTTTCTTTTCTGTCTTTGTAGTCATGAACGTCCTCCCCATTGAATATCAGGATATGCTTGTTGCACTATCTCATAAGTAATTTTATATCTACTCTCTAAATCTTTATCCTTTACAAGACATATAATCTTTGCCTCTTCAGGATGAAGACCCTCAAGCATCTGAATAAACATCGTTTCTCTACGCATCGTACTCAGACTATCATTACCACCCTTCAAAAAATGATAAAGATTCTTCCATTCTCTGCGAAGAGATGTATGATCAGTGCCTACAGGAACTTCATTCTCTTTATAAGGAACTGGGCCTGAAGGAATAATTGAGATCGCAGTGGGATCGAAATTCCAAATAAGAATCGCTTTCAATGCATCATCTGAATATTCTTGAAGAATTTGAATCTTCTTTGCCTTTGTTCTTTGACTATCTACAAGGTCAAGAACTTCATGTACAAAAGGATTAGGTGGAAGTTTAACTTTCTTAGTTGTTGTCTTCCTAGTCGTCGTCTTCTTCGTCTGTGTTGTCATGAGTTTCAATTCTTAGGGCTAAAATTTCATCGGGAACTAACTGTCCATTAGTGTCAAACATTTCTGGGTGAGTGTAGATCACTTGAGGAGTTGTTTCATATGAATGCTGTCTTGCCATCCATCCTACCATACCTCCTACTATTAATGCAAGGATAGACACAATTGTCGTAAGTGTCAAGGTTACTACTAATGTTTCTGACATGGCACTCCTCCAAGAGTTATTTTTTTCGGATGTCCAAGTAAAAATTAAAGTGAAAAATAATCTCTCTTTTAAAAAAAGCAATCATATTTCCAAATTTTACTTGAAAGGTTTTGGGTTTTTCTGGTTTCCTCCTTCTGCGTAACAGTAATTCTACACCACGATTGATCTCTGTGGTGTCTTTATTTAGAGACTTTTTTTCGTCTTCCAGGTCTTCTGTCATGACTATACCTCACTGCATCTTCAAGAATACCTGCAAGGTATGCTTGTATTTTACGTGCTTTAGGTTTAGGAATATGTCCATAAGCCTCACGTAGTTGTTTATGATTGTTGTCAGCACCTCCTTTAATATATTCTTGAAGTTCTATTAATTGATCAGATATTTCCTTCGCAGTAGAACTATGAAGGAAAGCATCTATTTCTTCTTTTTTAGTTTTACGATACTTTAAAAACTCATAAAATTTAAGTTGCATTTTGCCTTCAAAAGCATACTCGATGGCATGTTCGATCATGTCATAAACTGTTTCAAAGTCGTCAACTTTTTTCATTAGACTAATTCGTTCTCCTTAAGATACTTAACTGTTTCGGTGCAACCACCGAGATGTTGCATGTCATTTACCACAACTTGAGGAAAAGTAGATCCGTTTCCAAACTGAGAATAAAATCCTGATTTATCAAAATCCTCATCCAGTTTATAAATGACATGCTCTAACTTAGATAACTCTAACACCTGTTTAACCTTATCGCAATAAGGAC